CCCCTTTGTATTACATCGTTATACGTTATTCCGTTATCTTGAATTAGTTTCATAAACTGATCTTCGGTATAAGCCAGAGATTCCCCTCTGTTAGCCCTCTCTATATTCTCACTCATCATCCCTATAGCCTGTATTAAGGCTGCTGAGGAGTTGGCTATCAATTGAGCTGCTTTCATTATCCTATCATCGTCCATAATCATATTACTTTAACTTCCTCGTTTCACAAATGTCTTTCATATACCATGGTTATTCCTATCAAAATCCCGGTATCTTCTCCCCAATATTCAAGGGCATATAATTACCTTATTTATAATATTCATTATTCTCTATCTCCAAAACATCTGGGGACAAATAGTCTTGTAATTCCAATTTTCGTATTTGGACAAGACAATCCAGATGTTCAACATTCATTTCTTGCCTATCTTCGTCTACCCACACCAACGTGTCGTATCCATAACATTCTGGGCACTGATCGGCTCCACATGGAAGAAGCATTTGCGCTCCACATTGAGTACATCTTACCCAGTCACCATGCCGTATTCCTTCGTATATTCTTGTTTCCATATTTATTGTTTATCATTTATAACATTTACTTCTTCGCTCCACAAACGTCTCTTATATATCGGAGTGATGCCAATCAGAATACCAATATCTTCTCCCCAATATTCAAGTATTTGATTCCTGAATTTGTGACGCAACTCTTGCGTCTTTCCCTTATTCCTATTATAAGGCGAGAAGTCAGATAATCTTACTGTCTTCATATTCTATTTAAACTTTTTAAGTTTAGATCACTTAATGTCAATACTTTTTTATCCAATAGATCAATAAGCAGCATCGCCCTCGACTCCACCTCTGTACTTCCAAATCCACTATACACTTCTGTTTGTGGATTGTAAGCATCGTATCGAACATAAGCAGCTTCGTAGTATTCGATATCCTTATTCGGGAAATATTGTGCCAATTGCAACCAGTCATCCCATATTTTTGATTTACTGATATTTATCATACTTGGTAGTATCTCTCCAAGTTCATGACTCATATAAGCCGGTATGAGGTCTCCTTCTTTTCTGTATGAATATCTCATTGTATTTTGTGTAACTGATTCTGTTTTGGATCCCCCTCCTTTCATCTCTTTCACAAAATAAAATTCCGACTCCGAATTTACGCCCAACTCATGCAACTTTAGCGCAAGCTCATAAGGGCACATAAAATTTTGATATTTCATGTTATTCTATATTTTCGTTTCTGTAATCTCCGGCATAGTCCAACCATACCCTGTAATCATTTCTGTACTTGGTCGCTTTTATTTTCATACTCCGGCATATATTCTTATTCACATTTTCGCCAAGTACTCTCCTTACCTCCTTCTGTAAGACCGCCCCGATAAGAGGATAGACGTCCAAATAATTGCCTTCACACTTCTCGAAATTTATTACCTTGTTCCCTATTGCCCGCTCCAATGCCTTATCCATTGCCTTTATGATGGATTCTTGCACATTTTTATATCGATTGATAAAACCCTGTCTTATAGATACCATATCTCCTTCTTTAATACTCATATTTTCTTACGTATTTATATGTTATTTTATTACTCAACCAAGCCAACGGGCAAGGGCTGCGCCTTGTCTTCCCCGACCGCCTACCCATACACGCCGGCTCCACCGGTAACGCCGCCCATGACATCTTGGATGTCTCTCCCGTAAATCTGATAGTGATCGCCATAGCTCTCAAATGTTACTTGATAGCTGTTTAATCCCATCCTAATTGTCTCGCAACACCTTCCATCTCGCTATACGCGACCCTGTGACATCCAGCAACCAATATATCATTCTTATAGCTATTGATTTTCCATTTGTGACCAGTTGTATCCAATACCATATCGTGTTGGAATTTACTGCCATTATGGAAGAACTTTATCAATTCCCAAAGTCTCTCAGCTTCAGCTCGCTCTATCTTGATATTCTTGCTAGTCTCAATTACGCCATTCTTAATGCGAAGCCATACGTTAGGCTGGTCATCCTCCAAATAATAATGTGGATATAATTCCAGAATCTTGCCAGACTTCCACATTTCGATCTGTTCTTCAAATTTTTTCTTGCGATCTTCTTTTTCTTTTCTTATTTTTTCAAAAATTAAAGCCTTTTTTTCGCCTGACTGTCTTCCCATCTCTGACATCTGGCCACATACTCAGCCCACGTTCCTTCACCACAAATCTCATCTACTATCACATTGGTCGTTCCTAAAGTTTCTAACGCTTGATGATTTAGCAACACCTCAAACACACGCTTTAACTCATGGACGTATTCACTTTTAATCTTATCCGATTCATAAGATAACTCATGTTTAGTTCCGATCCAGGTGTTTGCACTCTTTTTAAGAAGGCTCTTGGGAGTACCCATATTAAAGAACTCAATATAATCCATTAGACTTCTAAATACTCCCCAAACATCCCTATAAGACAGGCTTGTTCTAACCTTCTTGTATTTCTCGATAACCTCTTTGATAAGCTCCAATCGACTGGTGATAAAAGCCATGCTGCCATCATCAGACATATTATATCCAACAGAAAATACCTTTGAGCCAGTTGGTATTGCACTACGAACACAACGTTGATGTTTACAGGTGGAAGAAGAATAATACTTATCGTTAAGCAAATACGCCTTTTCACCACACTTATTTCTTACGATTCTTCCAACCTCAAAATGATAACCATAAGAATAAATACTTCTACCTTCAAAGAAAAGATTACTACCTCTTGCGGATTCTTCCTTTTCGTTTGCCCACAAATGAGCGACCATAGAGTTGTTCATATCTATTAAGTTTTGAGTGTTAACTATTGATTATACTTGCTAAAAATAACATCGACACAAGTTCCGCCAATAGCGTTTGCGTCATTATACGAATAAAAACCTTCTGTTCCCCAATCCACACCAACTGGACAACCATCTGCATGTTTTACAAAGTCATCAATTTCTTGCGCTTCCTCGTTAGATATTCCAGTGTAGTCACCATTAATCAAAGCCCCAATCCAATAAATCGGAAGCCTATATCTTATTATCTCTATATTCATAATCTCATCAATTTACAATGTGAATTTTCAAATACGGGAACCATTCCATGCGCCCTGAAATACTCGGTCGCTATTTTAAAAGCGTACAAGGCAGGTCTTTCATGGATATTTCGTGTTGTCTTATAAAGAGATATTGGCTGGCAAACATAGAATTTCTCATTACCAAGACACCCAAAAACCCCATCCAAATAACTTTCATCACAATTAGTGCCTCCCAGTATCAACAAATCACATCCTGTCTTTCGTGTTCCGAGAATAAATGTCTTGTTCTTGTTTTCCGGAAGCATGAATATTTCCTTATCAATCTTAAACCAGTCAATCTGGCAACTCTCTACATCACGGCGAACAATCTCGTCAATCTCACGGGCATATTCTTCTTGTGTTTTCATAAGATATGTTTTAAATAGTTCTTAATTTCTCTTCAATAAACGTATCTATCATCTTATAGTAACTTCCATCAAAAACGTAGTTGTTATATCTTTTTGTAAACTCTTTGGCCCAGTCTTGAATGATGTCGAATGCTTCTTCTCTGCTATAACATTTCAACTCCGTTAATCTCTCCACAGCTTCCGCTGACATCTCTTGAAGATTCCGGATGTAAGTTGGATTAACGCTATATGGAGGTTCTTCTTCATCCAGCATAACAATTCTTGGTTTGTTTGCCGACCGGCATTGCTCAGCGGTTTGGGTAAATCTCTGGAAATATTCGGCATCATACTTATTCCCATGATAATCAATGAAAGCAATCTTATCTCTATATATCTCACAGGCATTTAAAGATTCTCGTGTCGATCTTTTTATTGGTCTTGATCCATCCCATAACCAGCCATAAAACTGTATACCATCCCAGATAAGACATGATAGATATCTTAGAGAAAAAGACTTTATATCTAATATCTTATGTTGTATAGGATTAACTTCCCGCTTAGCATCTTCAAGAGTTTTGTATATAGACGTACTTGTCTCAATTTTACCCTCTCCCAATTTGCTTCCAAACCAAAAAATATATTCGACATACATATTTCTCCCACAAATACCTGGATCTTTTACTATCATGCCACGATATTTCGCTTCACGGATTACCCCGTCCCTATGCATGAATACCCTTATTCCAAAGGGTATATCATAAATCAATACATTACACATATCTTAATCAATTTACATGTTCATATATATCCCCATTCTCATAATAAAGTCGATCTTCATATTGATTATGATGAAGTTCCTCACGTATCGCATCTTCATTATCAGCCCAATACTCATACTCCTCATACCAGGACTTGAAGAAACTATCGTAACATCGCCCTATCAGATCCTCAAACGAGAAATCATCCGGGTAAGTACACCATGCATTGTAATAATCAATTATAGGTTTCAGGAGATAATAATCATAACACATCCCTGTCAATGGGCAATTATCTCCATAGTCAAACATCACCCTACTATACTTGTGCCTGTATTTGTATTTCCCATCAATATATTTACCTGACGTGGAGAAATACTTGCCCTTGATAATATATGGCATAATATTGTTGTTGATATATCTGAACAGTAATTTACCGCATAGATTCCCAGGGAATATATCACGATGATAATCTGTAGGGTGTTCATAAATAGGATCCTTGTATTTAAACTCATAACTAAAATCATATCTCTCGTATCCAACTTCCCAATTATAAACCCTAGTATCTGTCATATCCTCAAAGGCTTTCATTGACTTTTTATAGTCTATGCCATAAGCATCCATACATTGCTCCATTACATTCCAGTGCTCACGCTCTATGATCCTTTCTTGTGAGTCTTTTGACAGCTCATCAAACTCATACAGTTTTAATACAATCTTTTTCATAATCCCTCCTCTTTTAATATAATTAGATCCCTAACGTCAATCGAATGACATACGTACCTCCTTATGTTCACGCTTAGGGATGATCGTGGCTATTCTCACGAACCACCACAATCCAGATTCAGATATCATTCATCCTTTATCTTTACGAATGGGTTTTCTACATAAAACTCCACTACATCCTTAGATTTTATAGATGTCACTATACCGGTGGTATCCACAAATCCATCTGTTTCATCCATTGTCAAATCTTCTATTTTATCTCCCGGCAGAAAACAAAGATTATAGTCTTGATCAATATACATAATCATCTTTAACCTAACCATGTCATCAATGATGCCTTTCATTCTCTCCACGACATCCAATTGATCATTACTAAGCATTAATCTACTTTTTGATGATTCCACTAACCTTATGTCTCCATTCCTGTCAACTACAGTTAAGCCATTGAATTTATACACATCTTCACGTGTTCTGTAATATGTTTCCTTACAATAAATTTTTCCTTTATCATCTATTTCAACATCAAAATATTCCAACTTATCCTTGACAGCTCTTCCGTTTTTGTATTTCCACACATCACCTATTGGAATGAACCCATATAATGACTCAAAAACATCATATATTGATAGTCTTGTCTTAGGAATGCTCTCGCCCTTTTTAAAACATTCTTCGGACGAATAAAATAATTTCCCATCTAATGTCTTCTCAGTCCTACATCCTCCCCATGTTCCTACATATCTAACTACTCCATATGTAAAACTGATCAAGATCTTATCAATCTCAAACCACTTTAATCTTCCTGACATATCGTCAAAAAGATATCCACTCTCTAGATAAACCGATAAACATTCTCTAATTTCCATAACAATTTATTTTTTTTAATTAAACAACATCATTTGCCTTGATCACTATCCGTCTCAATATTATGAACAAGCTCATATAGATCATAATCACTACACTCTGCTAAACATAAAGAGAAGACGTTCCTGTCGTTAATCAGGAAATAGCTATCTTCTAATATGAAGATAGATCTTCCTACCTCTAAAAAACAGTCCCATAACTCATTGCCTCTTTTATTGCCAAACACTTTCTGAAAAGTATGACGATCTGCCTTATTCTCGAATTTACGCATCCGTCTAATCCACTCATATCCGTGCCTCACTAAATCCAATCCGCCGGCTTCATCGAAGCTCCCGTTTTTATCAATCCATTTATTTACATCTATCAACATACTCCCTTATAATATTACATTAAACAACTCGTTTAACCTATCTATCTCACTTAGGTATTCATCTTCTTTATCAAATCTAATTTGCGTCCCTCCCTCCAATCCAAAGGACAGGGTAAAGGATATGACCCAGCCCGATCCGTCCACGGCCTTCCCCTTGGGAACCCAAGACATCACCGTCTTCTTGGATATCCACCATCTCCCTATCTCAACGAAATCAGGATAGTTGTCCATTAAATACACCATCTGACTAGCCATCTTATTGACATCATCAAAAGACACTATATGATACTTGTTTCTTATCCTGACCTTCAAGAAGGGGTTATCCATATTATATGCCGCAAATGCTGATATTACGGAACTGGGATATCTAACCCCTTTTATTATTACCCATTTCATATACAACACCTCCTTATATTAAACTATCTAATATAAATTCATCTTCCTCCGTTCTCTCATCTATAGGCTTGTTTTGTACCGTTTTGACAAGATCAAGCACCTCATCCCAAGTCCTTTCTGATAGCGTCCCGATATTTATACCACAACATCTACATCCACTAGAAAACACTGGTATTGTATTCCCATCATACATTCTAACGAATTTGTATCCTATATACTCATTACATAAAGAACATCTTCTTAACGGAATGAATCTTATCTTACCGCTATTGACCATACTTATCAGCACTTCTTTATTCATATCATTTCCTCAATTTGTTTTTAACCTCCTTAACATATTTGGGAGAATGTAATCCCCTATGCAATCTTATAGCCCGATCTATATCCTTTTTAGGATTGTGGTGAGATTGATATATCTCGAACATTTCCCTAGCCTTGACAGGATTCGTTCGATCTTCGTACCTATATCTCCTTTTCTCTCTTTTAAGGCGTAATATCCTATTAACCTCATCAACGTATATCCTTTTCATTTGCCACCTCCCTAAGGCCCCGGATGAGGCGTTATACGCCCGATCGTCGTTCCTTGACTCCACGAAAGATAGGGCGGCCGCCAGCTTATCCCATACCCGTGTCTCGATCACTGCCGGCTTCGGGGAGAGGGGCATGCCTCCGTTCCCTTTTGGCGGTGTTAATATTATCATCGCCATCACAAGTAAGCATCTTATCATGTTTACTTGTTTTTATAAAACTCCTCCCCAAATTTCACGTTATCCACATAATCCTCCATACACTCATGAACAATTATATGAATATCCCCCTCCGTATATGTTACCTCTGACATCAGCCTCTCATTGGTCATCCACCAAGAATAACTATCAATATGCCGTGCCTCGAATCCATGATCATGCAACGCATACATAACATTATATCTTAAATCCCTGTCCATCATCATACACTCGTACACGATATAGCCATTGATACTTTCATAAGACCTACCGAACGTATAAACGTACCTACCCATCAACTTATACAACTCCCTTGCCATAGGATTCGGGATCGCCTCATCCATATCAAAATCCCCATCTGGATCAATAAACCACTCTACATCCCGCTCATCAATACAAGCCCTAGGCATTCCTATTGTCCGTACATAAAGACGTGATCGGTGATCCTTGCTTAACACCGTCCCGATATACTTTTCCCCTTTGGCATATCCTATATTATGGTTGCCGGTTATATTAAATACAATTTCAGCTCCTATCTTAATTTCATCCATATTCAAGATGTTTGTATCATTTGTTATCTTTTTTATACAAAAAGAGGATATAATGGCATAATATTATGATATCAAGACACGAATGCGTTATCTATCATATTATCATACATATCCTCTATACAACGTCATTTATGGCATTATATCGTATATGATGCCGCAGGTCATAAATACATCTAATTAACCCCTTTTTAAGGGCTTATTGCCATTTAGGTAACTAGCTATGCCTAATATTTTCGAAATAAGGGCTTTTTTAGCCTTATACTCATCGTTTATCCCTATCATCGCATATCTGTATACCATCCCATCCTTCGACACCTCCACGCCCACGTGTTTAGGCGCAACGGCATCCCTATGTAATACGATAAACGGGCTTTTGCCGTCTAGCTCATTTATCAACTGATTAAACTGTCGCCTTGTCATCTGATAGTGATATTATTTCCATGTTATAAATACGATCTCTTTTTACCCTTATCTTCTCGCACAGCTCATCGAAGCACCCATCTTCTTCTAACCTACCAACATAATATGATACATTCGATTTAGAGCTTCCTTGAAGATATATATTTCCTCCTATATTCCTTGAGAAAAAATTAGGTAAGATCATCTTTTGCCTCTTATCCTTATTATCTATGTAAGATATAACAACAACCCACAACTCTGGCTCCCGTTCTTTTATCGATAACATAAGATCGAGACTCGATTGACTATTGATATTCCTCCTGCCAGTTTCGTTATAACGAAGAATAATATAATCATCCGCTTTATCATCCTCAATCATCACGACCATAGGGCTATTACCCTTCCCATTATCACATAATATTCTTGGCTCTTTCCCGTTGCGGAGATATACCTTATCGTAATCTCCGTTTTTGTATATCTCAAAATCAAACTCTATCACCATATCATTTCCTCCTATTGATATATTGTTGTGTACGACCTTCTTTTATTTTTTCAAAATAAAACTTATTTCCATATAACCGGGTGAAGCAGATGTTATATCCGAAATGCTCCGCACGTCTGATCTGCGCATATCCTCTACTAATATCCTTATCGTCAGCTAATGTAACAAAACAGTGCATTCCTACTTCTGTATTCAAAACCAAACTCTCCCAATCCTTTACTTCCATATCAAATTTCCTTAAATATTTTTTTGTTATAATTATCGCTATTGTACCATCTATCAATATCCTTATATTGTTCTGGATAAACCCCATAAGACTTGCACCACCTAGGTAATAGCTCGTTTAGCACGTCCAGTGCCGTCGCAAGGTCGAACGTAGCTTCCTCCTTGATACCACATCCCGATCCACTTCCACGACTCGGTATATAGGCTCTACTATATGCTACACTCATTCCATATTCTCCATGACTCAGATACCCGATGTTGGGTGAATCAGGGAAGGCGTAATACAACATTATATAATCACCCTTACTCCAACCTCTATTATAAGTATCATCCTGCCATGCGAAAACCCTGCAACCGGCTTCTTTTAATTCCGCTGCCGCTCTTTTTAAAATATTATCTTCCATACTACTTACATTTAAGTTATGCCAAGGTGCCGGGAACTGACCCCGGATCATATCCGCACACGTACGATTATGATATATCCTTCCACCCCGCCAAGGTCATGGTCACAATATTAACAAACTAAAATCTAATGTTCATATCATTACACATCTTAAAGAAGACCTCCCTTATGATCTTTTTATACAAGATGTATATCTCATCATCATCATCATCGAACTCCACTTCCCATGAACGTAATAAATACCTGATATCGCAATCCGCTATATGAATCCTGAATATAGACGGAACGCTCATTATGTAGTCCTCGAAAGCTTTCTTAATCCCATCCCTTTTGATATGTTCTTTATACTCATCCTTAAACACGTTAAGCATAAAAGCCAGATACTCCCTATCATATCTAAACTGCTTTTTGTAATTATCAGTATCTATATGATCTAGTATATATATTTCTATAGCGTCCCTGTCGTATTTTGACATACCTCTTCCTCCTGTTTTTGATATTTAATGACCCTTTTCTCCCCATACGCCTTCGCTAACTGAATAAGCTGGCCGGTAAACACCTTGGTACGGTGTCTTACAATCTTATCCACCAACTCCGGGCATCTGGTTTTCCACCTGTAATTTACCTCGCTATGCGCTTTCTTTCTATAATATCTGTAAAACGTCACAGCCACCACTATCTCGCCGTTTTGCTCAAAAGCAACCAAATCATAATTATTGTAAACTATTTCGTTCATGTCGTTATTATTTTTATGTACTTAATCACCTCTTTTGGCAAGGATGCTAGATCCTTAACTCTTTTACCGAAATCGTATGTCTTTCTCTTCCACGGATAATAATCCCCTACATACATCGCTATTCCTTGAGGATGGAACGGGTTCGAGCTACAACTAAATATCGGGTAATACGGGATATTATTATGATTATTACTCTTACCGCTTACACACACGATAGTATATCTATCAGCCGTTTTATCACCAAAATCATACACCCTTACTTTTACTTTTACACCATTAGCGTTTGTTATAATATTATTCATACGCACCTCCTTTGTTGTTCACTATTAAACTAATCTATCTCCCTACCATATATAGTATACGATCCACACCAGCCACGATTCTCATTCGAGACCCTAATATGATCTACAGGCTTATCTCCTGCCATACAATTGGCGTAAGATAATACCGCCGACATGCTTCTAAACCCAGAATCCGTTGCCGATTTAATAAGCTTCCGATCGTACCCGAATACCCATATCTTTATAACATCTTTCTCTTTTACCGTCCTTCTTACTCGCATAATCTTGCCATATAATAAATAAACATAAAATCTATCTTATCACGGTCATTACGATCCACCCTATGCCCGGTTAGATCCAGAATAACACGACGTTTCTCTACTACCGGTATATTATCGACCTGGATCTTTATATACCGGTATTCCATGACCTCCAATTTCTTGGATAGTATATCCCGAATATCTTGCCGACGGAAATACATGTTTATCCCTATGTGGCTGTATGTTAAAAGACATTCGTCTATTATCCCATCTGTATCGAATAACAACAACATATCATCCTTTTCGATAGTATATTCCATATCAAGAATCTTGATACGTTTACCTCCATCCTCCTTCTTAGCTATTAAAACCTCCGTCATTTCATTCTCTGTCGTAAGGATATAATACGCCTCTTCTCTCGTAATATTATCCCGTAGATAAAGCAGCGCTTCATCTTGTAGTTTCATAATCTCGTCCATACTATTAGTATTTTATATTACCACGCCAAAAAGAACGGCGGTCGACACCCGTAGCCTGCCATGCCGTGACACCGCCGCCCGTTCCCCTTGGTATTATTCTGCCACCTCTAATTTCCCGTAATAAGGATAAAAACAACCGTCTCGATAAACCGAATATCTGAGCGTTTTATCCTTTGCTTCATAGATGGAAACACAACCGCTGTTATAAGCGTTGGATAGTTCTTTTGCTACAAATCCGCCTATTCGTTTATAGGTTTTAGGCGTATCCCTCAACGGTCTGCCTACATATATTTTTACTCTCTTGCACTTCTTGTCGCCTACGTATATATCCTTCCCGCTAAGCTCCATTAAATACATGAATCTCATATCAACCGATTTTAAATCCAACATTCCTCTATCTCTATCTCCATATGATCCGCCCAATCACATCTATCAACATCCTCGCCATCCTCGAAGTAATAGTAGGCCCATACCTGTAAGCCTCCTACCTCTATATATCCATCACTTTTCCATTCTATCAACCCGTCTTGCCTTACCACGTTGGTAGGCTCAGCCCCTAGCGACAGCAGATTATTTACTATACTACCGCCAAATACGTTTCTTGCTTCTTCTTTCGTCATATCACTATCCGATTTTTAATATTACACTAACGCCAGAGGGGAACAGGGACGGACGACCAGCGGGACCTACCCCACGCCATCGCCGCCCCCGTTTTCCCTTGGTTTCCTCCGCATCACCCCATACTAATAAACAATATCCACCACCAATAACACCATACCCACCATCACTCACAACTGCCTTGCCTTGACGGGGAACTCCTGCCACTTGTAAACTTTTACATTTGATTGGAAGATACCCCTTGCTTGAAAGGCGTTTCCTTGCCTGAAAAGTATTTTTCTTGTTTATTGAAAGGCGTTTTCCTTGCTCGAAAGGTGTTTTTCTTGTTTG